AGATACAGATTATGATTCAGTTAACTGGGATGATTTTACTTTAACAACAGAAGGTGTTACAGGTAAGACAGCTCCTCATACAATTAATAAATTAGCATTCACAACTTTATCAGCATGGAGAGCTAACTATGCTCAAGGAGAAGAAACTAATAAAGCTAACTCACAAAGTTATTCAACACCATTAAGAGTATTAAGAAGTTCAGATGGAAGAAGATTTGGATTATCTCCAATACCTGATGATGTATATAGAATTTATTTCTTTGCATATAACAGACCTACTGAATTAGTTAATGATACAGATAAAGTATTATTTCCAGAACAATACAAACCAGTTTTACTAGCAAGAGCTAGATATTATATTTATCAATTTAAAGATAACATTGCTCAATCACAATTAGCTTTAGATGAATATAAAAAAGGATTACAAAATATGGCTGACCAATTAAACTCTCCTCAACCAGAGTATATGTCAGATGTAAGATTTACATATTTATATTAAGGAATAAACTATGCCAACTCAAGGAGCTTCTATTACAGTACAAGGTGGCTTGGATTTAATTTCAAGTTCTCATGCTTTATTTAGAACACCTGGAGCTGCTACAGTTTTACAAAATTTTGAATCATCTACAACAGGTGGATACAGAAGAATAAGTGGTTATCAAAAATTAGGAACGACAAGTGCTGTAATTCCTTCAGGTTTAAATACTGATGTTATTCATGGTATTAAAGGTTATGCTAATGGAATAGTAGTAGCTCAATCAGATGATTTATATTTTAGTACTACAGGTACTTCATATGTTCAGATAAATAAAGATACTTTTACAGTAGCTACTGGAACAGTTTCAATTAGTTCAGGTTCACCAACAGTAACAGGAAGTGGTACTGTATTTACTTCTGAATTTATTGTCGGTGATGATATAAAAATTGATGGTAACTTTTATAAAATATTATCTATTACAAGTAATACTATTTTAACATTAGATACTAATGCTAATACTTCTACTACACAAAATGGTTTAACTTTTTATAAAGGTGGAATACCTTCAAGTAGTTTAGCTAGTGCTACTACAATTCCTAGAACTAATCAAACTAATGTACAATTTATAAACTTTGAATCTCATGGAGAAAATGGTACATTATATTTTGTAGATGGTAATAATCGTATTGGTGAATTTTTTATTGATGAAAATAATCAATATCATTTTGAAGAAATTCATAGGTCTTCTCCATCAGGATGTTCATTAATTGAAAGATATGCTGAAAGAATAGTCGTATCAGGACAAGAAGCTAATCCTAGTTTAGTATATTATAGTACTAGATTAAAGCCTTATGATTTTGAAGGAGCATCTGCAGGGTTTGTAGATGTAGGAGATATAGTAACAGGTATCAAAGTATTTAGAAATAGCTTAATTATATTTTGTAAAAATAGTATATATGAGTTGACAAACCTTGATTCTACACCTATAATCAAATCAGTAACTAAAAATATTGGTTGTATAAGTGGGAACTCAATCCAAGAGATAGGTGGAGATTTAATATTCTTAGCACCTGATGGATTAAGAACAATTGCTGGTACAGCTAGAATTGATGATGTCGAATTAAGTTCTATATCTAGAAAAATTTTACCTTTAGTAAATGAGATAATTAATAATTTTGCTAATTATACTATCTCTAGTATGGTAATTAGAGAAAGAAGTCAATACAGATTATTTTATTATAGGTCTGGTCAAGCAGCTTCTGGACAAAAAGGAATTATAGGAACATTCAAATATAACTCAGAAGGTATTCCTTCATTTGAATGGAGTGAAACTAAAGGACTTCCTGTTAAGTTTTGTACTTCAGATGTTAATAACAATGGTACAGAAACTTTATTTCATACAGATGAAACAGGTTATGTGTATCAACATGATACTGGTAATAGTTTTGATGGTTTAAATGTTGAAGCAGAATTTCAAACACCTGATATGGATTATGGTGATAATGGTTTAAGAAAAAGTTTATACAAAGTAAAAACTAATGTTGAACCTGAAGGAACACAAAACGATTTACGATTAAGAATTAGATATGATTTTGAAAGTAGTGAAGTTCCTCAACCAGGAACATTTAATGTTGGTAATCTAAGTTCAGCTTCATTATTTGGAACAGCAGTATTTGGAACAGGTACTTTTGGAGCAACAACATTACCAAGTAAAAGTATATTGGTAACAGGAAGTGGATTCTCTAATAACTTTAAATTTTTTAGTGATGATACTAATGCACCTTATTCAGTAAATGGAATGTTTGTTTCATTCATAGCAGGAGGAAGAAGATAAATTATGGCAGGATATACTAGACAGAGTTCACTAAATAATGGTGATACTATTACAGCAGCTTTATTTAATAATGAATACAATCAATTATTAGCTGCATTCAATGCAACATCAGGACACAAACATGATGGTACTGCAGCAGAAGGTCCAGTAATTGCACTTATTGGAGATGCAGGTCTTGCTACTCCATTAAACAAAATTCAAATAGATACTACTAATGATGAAATAGGTTTTCATATTGATGTATTAGGTACTTCAACAGAACAATTTAAATTATTAGATGGAGCTATTGTTCCTATAACAACTAATGATATTGACTTAGGTACAAGTTCTTTACAATTTAAAGATGCTTTCTTTGATGGAACAGTTACTTTAGATGGTTTAACTATTGGTAGTGCTACAAGTATTACAGATGTAGATACAGATTTAACTTCAGTATCAGGTAGTGATGATACAGTTGCAAGTGCTAAAGCAATTAAAACATATGTTGATGCACAAGTAACAGCAAGTGATTTAGATTTTTCTGGTGATACTGGGGGTTCTCAATCAATTGATTTAGATTCACAATCCTTAACATTAACTGGTGGAACTGGTATTGATACTACAGGTTCTGCACAGACAATGACATTTGCAATTGATAATACAGTTGCAACATTAACAGGTTCTCAAACATTAACAAATAAAGTTATTGATTTAGATAATAATACATTATCTAATATTGAAGTAGATAATTTAAAATCAGGAGTATTAGATACAGATATAACTTCAGTATCTGGTTCAGACGATACACTTGCATCAGCAAAAGCTATCAAGACTTATGTAGATGCACAGGTTGCAACAATACCAGTTGGAGATATTACTTCAGTAGTTGCTGGTGATGGTTTAACTGGTGGTGGAACAACTGGTGATGTAACATTAAATGTTGTAGGTGGTACAGGTATTGATGCTAATGCAAATAATATTGCTATTGATTCAACTGTAGCTACACTTACAGGCTCACAAATTTTAACAAATAAAACTTTAACAAGTCCAGTATTAAATGGAACTTTATCTGGTACTGCATTTTTAGATGAAGATAATATGTCATCTGATTCTGCAACAGCAGTAGCTTCTCAACAATCAATTAAATCATATGTTGATACTCAAGTAGCTACAATACCTACTGGAGATATTACAGCAGTAACTGCAGGTACAGGATTATCAGGTGGTGGTACAACTGGAGCAGTAACTTTAGATATAGATTCAACAGTTGCTACTTTAACTGGTTCACAAGTTTTAACAAACAAATCAATAGATTCAGATAACAATACTATTACTAATATAGTTAATGCAGATATTAAATCAGCAGCAGCTATTGATGCTACTAAGATAGCAAATGGTAGTGTTTCTAATACAGAATTCCAATATTTGGATGGTGTAACTTCAGCTATTCAAACACAAATCAATACTAAACAAGCAACTATAGATTCTTCTAATAGATTAAATGCTAATTTAGTAGGGGATGGTTCAGTAGATAATACTGAATTTGGTTATGTAAATGGAGTAACAAGTTCAATACAAACTCAAATAGATACAGCAAATACAAATATTAGTACTAAAGCTTCAGCAGGGTTTGCTGTGGCTATGGCAATTGCTTTATAATTTGTGTTGACACTTAGTTAAAAAAATGTTATAATTAGGATAATTCTATGGCACAAGATTTCGAAAGATATTTACAACAAGACATTTCAAATTCATCAGGTTCGCCTACTGTTTTAAGAACAGCAGCAGATTCAGATGATGCAATCATAGGTATTAGATGTGCAAACACTTCTGGTACTGCTGTGAATGTAACTGTATATGTTAAGAATGGTAGTGACACTTATCACATTATTAAAGATGCACCTATTCCTACAGGTGGTTCTTTAGAATTAATTGATG